ACGTGCTGGGCGCGCCGGCCATTGGGCGCATTCCCTCCACGAAGTCGGATGCCCTGGCGGCGATAGCGGCGGCGTCCGGTGTGGCCACGCCCGGCACTGAGGTGGATCAGTCCATCACGATCGCAACGGCGCAGGTGTCGCAACAGGTGATGGCGGCAAATGTGGCGCGATCCTGGGTTGCGCTCTACAACCCGTTCGTGTCCCCGATCGCGATAGCCACGGGCGCTGCGGTGTGGGGAGCGGATACGAACGTGATGCTGGGCCCGGGACAGGCTATGTTCTGGGCAACGGCGCAGGGTAACGGCACGCCCTGGGCTGGGGTGCTTTCGGCGGTCAGCCTGGCGGCCGGCACGGTGTTGTGGGCTTGGGAGGCATGATGTGGCGGCGCAAACCTGGGACAGTATTCGCGAGGCGGTAATCGTCGCTCTAACGCAAAGTCCATCGCCCTACACGGACGTGCCGCCTGATTTCGAGGTTCTGTTCCCCCAAGGCACGAGCTACGCGGAAGGGCGCATCTATCGCGAGATGACGCCGCTGTGTGCCAGGACGCAGAACAGCAGCCTGTCGACCGTGAGCGGGTCCCGCACCATCGACCTGTCGGCCATGACGCCGTTGCCGGTGCTGGTGCCGGAGGGTGTGGCGCTGGTGATGCCGGCGGCAACGCTGCCCGCGGCGGGCACACGCTACCAGTATCAACTGACGTCACTGGATTTCATCGACACGGTATGGCCGACCGAAGCAGCCACGCTTTCCCCTGTGGCAGCCGAGTATCGCGGGCGCTGGTGGGCGATGCAGGATGATGCCACCATCGTCATTTGTCCCACGCCAAACGCCGCTTACCGGGCGGAAATCACGGGCCTGTTCCAGCCTGAGCCGATCAGCGCGGTGAATCCGACCACCTACCTGTCCACGACCTACCCGGAGTTGTTCGAGAACGCGGTGATGGTGTTCCTGACGGGATGGTTGGAGCGAAACTACGGGCCGCAGTCGTCGGACCCGCAGCAGGCCCTGTCGCATGAGAGCCAGTATCAGGCGCTCCTGGCGTCCGCGATTGCGCAGGAGCAGAGGATGCGCGGCCAGGGAACAGGGTGGACTCCGAACTTGCCGACGCCGCTTGCCACGCCGCCGCGCACATGAGCCTGATTCCCTTCTCCCTGGCGCTGAAGCCCGGCGTCTCGACGCAAGCGACCGCGCTCCAGACCGGTGCCGGGGTGAATATGTCGAACCTGATCCGGCACAAGATCGGGCAGATCCAGAAGCTCGGCGGCTGTGTGCGGCTGTCCAATTCAGAGTTCATCGGCACGGCCCGGTCGCTACTCCCGTGGGCTGATTTGAGCCAGCGGCAATACATCGGCATTGGGACGACCGAGTTGTTGGAGGTCTACCAGGACGGGGAGATTTACCCGATCCAGCCGATTGAGGCGACCAGCGACTTGGCGACACCGTTCACGACGGTAGCCGCATCCACGACGGTCACGATCACGGACGGCGTTTTTGCCCCGGCGGTCGGGCAGTGGATCAACATCGCGAACATCACGTATGTGGACGGCATCACCCTCCAGGGGCTGTATCAGGTGTCCGCGATTGGCGCGGGCACTTACGAGATTGTGGTGGGAACGCCGGCGATTGCGGGCGTGGTGGGCGGCGGCGACGTGCTGACGTTCGACACCACGAATCTTTCCAGCGTGGTCGAAATCACCCTGGGGGCGGGCACCTTTGTAGAAGGGCAGGCGCTCATTGTCGGGGTGCTTACCACGGTGGGTGGCATCGACATCGAGGGCTATTATCCGGTCACGGTGGCGGCCGGGCCGGTCTACACGATCGAGGACGATGAGGTCGCATCCAGCACGGCCACCGCGCAGGAAAACGGCGGTGACGTCCGCATTGAATACCTCCTGGTGCTGCCCGCAGGCGACTCCACCACCGGGACCTACGGCACCGGCTTGTATAGCGCGGGCCCCTACGGCATTGGCACGGCAGGTTCGCCTATCCCTGTGGTCTGGTGGTTGGCGCTGTGGGGCGAGAACCTGATCGCGGCCTATGCCCAGGGCACGCTCTACGAATGGACGCCGCCTGTGGCCCTGGGGAACGTGGCCACGCCGGTGGCGGGCGCCCCCTCTGCCATGAACGGTGTGTTCGTCGCCGCGCCGCAGCAGCAGGCCGTGGCCTGGGGCATCTACTCGGCCACGCTACTTGAGCAAGACGACCTGCTCATTGGCTGGTGTGATGTCGCTGACTTGAACGATTGGACGGCGACGGCCATCAATCAGGCTGGGACCTTCCGGCTGTCATCGGGCTCGCGCATCCAGTCCGGCCTGTGGAACGGCTTGTCCGGTTTGATCTGGACAGACCTGGATCTGTGGTCGATGACCTATGTGGGCTTCCCGCTGATCTACGGGTTCAACCGCATCGGGGAAAATAGCGGGTTACTCGCCCCGCGGGCGGTGGGCGTCCTCGGCTCGCTTGTGGCCTGGATGTCGCAAGATGAGTTCTTCATCTACCGCGGCGGTGGGGTGCAGACCCTGCCATGCGACGTGCATGACTTCGTGTTCGACAACATCGACAAGAACTACCAGGACGCCGTGTTCTGCGCCGTGAACTCGTCGATGTCAGAGTTTGCGTGGTGGTATCCGACGCAGGGCAGCGAAGGGGTGTGCAACGCCTATGTGAAATGGAACTCGCTGGAGAACCTGTGGGACGTTGGTTCGGGGTCCCTGTTGCTATCGGCCTGGGCGGATCAGTCGGTGGTCGGCACGCCGATCGGGGCTGACTACAGCAACCTGATCCAGCAGTTCGAGACTTCGTATGACTTCGACGGCGACCCGCTGGATAGTTGGTTCCTGACCGGCTTCTTCCAGATGAGCGAAGGCGAGGAATTTGTCACCCTCAAGCGGATTATGCCGGACTTCACGCTGTCAGAGGGCGGGGTGGTGCAAGTCACGGTCTACGTCTCGGACATGCTGGTGCCGTCGAGCGCGTATCCCGTCCGCACCTATGGCCCCTACACCGTGACGGCCGAGACGCCCTACTTCATTGTGCGTGCGCGGGGCCGGGTGATGCAGTTCAAGGTTCAATGCACCACGCTCAACACCTTCTGGCGCTACGGCAAGCCGCTGGCTGAAATCCAAAAGGAGGGCCGGCGCTGATGTTTCCGTCCGTGAAGGTCGAAGGCCTGGATCAGACCAACGTCCAGTTGACGAACATCCTGCGCCAGCTTGGGGCCATCTACGACCGCCTGGGTTCGTCCTACATCTCGACGTCCTCCAACAACGTCTGGACCGGGACCAACACCTTCAAGCCGCCGCCGCTGATCAATGCGGGCGCGACGTCCTCGACCACTTTCCTGCCCACGGGCGCGCTGTCGAAGCAGAGCTCTGTCGCCGGGATCGGGAACCTGGCGGACCTGACGGACGACACGCTGTTCACCTACACGCTGCCGGCGTCGTGCTTGGATGCGAACAACCAGGGCGTCGTGATCGAGGCCTTCGGGTCCTTCGCGGCGAACGGTAACGACAAGACGGTCAAGTTGTGGTTCGGGACGTCGCTGGTGTTCTCGTCGGGCGTGCTGACGAACAACAACGTCGGGTGGAACGCGCGGCTGATGTTGAGCCGGACCGGCGCGTCGGCGCAGATCGGGAGCGGGTTTGGCATGGCCGGCAGCACGCCGTTCCCGGTGCCTGTGCCGCTGATCGGGACTGAGGTAACGACGGGCGCTATTGTGCTGAAGGTGACGGGCGCGAGCCCGACGACCGGGGCGGCAAACGATGTGCTCGGGCACGGCATGTCCGTGTTCTCCGTGAACTGAGAGGGTGCCCATGGAAACTGCAAAGATCGTCCCGCTTTGGGGGCAGGACATTCCGGAAGGCGGAGCCTATCCGTCTGTGGTTGAGGCGTTGGAGGACTGGCTGGCGCGTGCGAGGCGCGGCGAGTTCATGGCCGTGGCGATGACGGGAGTGCGGCCCAACACGAACATCGCCTATCGGTACGCATCCAATTCGGGATCGCAGGATGTGATGCTCGTCGGAGGCCTTGCTGCGGCATCACACGCCATTCTGATGAATAGTTCCGCAAAGGACATGGAGCCGACAGTAGGACCGGAAAATGCCCCTGCGTAAGTCTGCCTCGAAGGAGGCCGTGTCCGACAACATCCGTCAGTTGCGGTCCGAGAAGTATGACCCCAAGCAGGCGGTTGCCATTGCACTCGACATTCAGCGGCGCAACCGGCGCGCGCGGGGCGGTGCCCTGGGGGACACGCATCGTCCTGGCATCGCGGAAGGTTTCCTGGATGGGGACACTGCCGGCCGGGCGGACCGGCTGCGGACCGTGGCCCCCGCGGGCGCCTATGTGATCCCGGCCGATATCGTTTCGGCGCTCGGGGAAGGAAACAGCGCGGCTGGCGCGCGTGCAATTCAGGACATGATTGCCCGGCGGTCTATGATGCGGGCGCAGGGCGGTGGGGTGCCAGAGGGTGCGTCCCCGGTGCTGCTGTCCGATGGCGAGTTTGTCGTGAAGCCGGACGAAGTGAGCGGGTTCGGCCGAGGCGACCACAAGAAGGGGGTTCAATGGTTCGATCGGTGGGTGGTGGATCAGAGGCGAAATCACATCCGCAAGTTGCGGAAGCTGCCGGGACCGGTGAAATCGTGACGGCCGATGCCGCAAGTGAGGACGCCGGCGGCATGGTGGTGCGCCGCCTCCACCTGGAGCGCCTGGGTGGCGGGGACGCGCGGAAAGGGCAGAAGGAATTGCTCGCGTGGCTGAAGACCTGGGACGATCGCGAGAACCCGGTGCTGCCGGCCGCCAAACCCAAGGCGGTGCGGGTGGCGAACATCGCGGATGAGCCCGCGGTCATGGACTTGCTGATGATGGATGTGGAGGACAACGCCGCGCATGTGGCGATCCCGGATCCTGACCGGATGCTTCAGCACGTTCACCTCGGCACGCGGCGGCAGGGCGGTATCGTGGGCGTCATTGACGGCCCGGACAAGAAGCCGGTGGCGGTGTGCGTCATGGTGCCAACGCAGTGGTGGTGGAGTAACCAGTGGGTCATGCAGGAACTGGTTTGCTACGTGCATCCAGACCACCGCCGGACCGACATGATCGACGACCTGATGGACTTCCAGAAATGGGTGGTTGACGAATGGAGCCGAGTGCAGGGCTCGCGCGTCTACCTCCTGAACGGTGTTCTCGGCGCATGGCGCGTCGTGTCCAAAATGCGTCTATACTCGCGGAAGTTCCGCATGGCGGGGGCGGCATACATCTACCCGCCGCCTGATATGAAAGGCAGGTAGGCAATGTCCGGCGGCAGCCCGCAGACGACTGTATCCCAGAACGGGCCGCCGCAGGTTTTCCTC